TCGTGCACCTTCAGAAACGGAGCGCCAGCATTCAGACGGTCGAGCCGCACATGGTCCGGATCGAGGCTCAGTTCCTCGTCATAGGGCTCGCCGAACAGTGTCGACCGGCGGACCCGCGCGCCTGCCGACCAGATCACCTCGACGGTGCGGGCGCTGGTATCGGCTGAGTTCGGCGCAAGCTCCGCCATCCGGCGCAAGGCCGGGATTTCGATCATCGTGTCCATATTGGTCAGTCCTGTTGGTCGGCCTGCGCCGGGTCGGTGTTCGTGTCGGCGGCGGGCTCGTCGGCATCCGGATCAACGGCGCAGGATCGCCGACCCCGTTATTGGATTGGGCGCTACCGGTCTTGGTGACGCGGCGCGGATCGCTGTCGAGGACGAGCCCAAGGGCGTCGAGCTTGGCGTTGGTCGCAGCGATTTCGGCCAGCACGGCGTCGGGATTGCGCCCTGCTGCGCGATAACCTCGGCCAATGTCATGGTGCCGGAACGGATCGACAACAGGTTCGCCATCGCGTCCTTTCTGCGGATCGACCGCCTCGAACTTCGGCGGTGACCATTCGACCGGCACGATAGGCGACGGGATCTGGCCTGCCGCCCACGCGGCCTCGGTGAACCAGCGCCAGACCGGCGCACAGAACATCGGGATGAATAGCTGCCATTGCACGGCGTCGATCTGGCGGCGGAACTCGACGAGCCCGGCCCGGATCGAGGAATAGTTGACCTGGCTGAGATCACCGGTCAGCAACTCGTAAGGCACGCGGAAGCCTGCCGAGATCGTGTGCAGGCTTGCCCGCTTGTATTCGCCGTAGCCTCCGGTGGCCGATGGCTGATTGAACCGGATGTCCTTGCCGCCCCGGGCATAGGCGATGAGACCCGGCTCGAACTGCTCGACCCGGTTGCCATCGGCGTCGACCACGGAGGGCGCGATGCCCTGCTGCGCCTCGTCGTCGCCGAACACGATGGCGGTGACGCAGGCCTCGGTCTTCTTGCGGACCAGCTCGGCCACCTCGTAGTCGTCGAGATCGCGCAAGCTGCGGATCACCGGCGCGCCCCAGGGAACGCCGCGCGCCTGCGTGCGCTGCTTTTCGTAGACATGGGCGATCTCACTCGCCGGGACCGGGCGGCTCTGGAGGCCGTTCTGCAGCGCGCCATAGGCGTCGCCCGGATGCTCGGCATGCAGCCAATAAGCCCTGCGCTTGCCGACCGGGTCGAACTCGACCCCCTGGACCAGACGTCCCGCACCGAGCGCGCCGGATTTCGCAGCGTCGAGGAAGTCGGCCTCCAGAACCTGCACTTGCAGCGGCACTGGAAGGCTATCGGAAGATCGGCGCAGACGACGGCGCACCAGGACCTCTCCCGCCTCGACCATTTCGCGGCAGATCAGTGTTTGCAGCCCATAGAAGTCGAGCTGGCCGTCGGCATCGGCGGCGTCCGACCATCGCGCAAAGAGTGCATCTACCTTTCGATCCAGTTTGTCATTGCCGCTGGCGGCGCGCGGCATGATGCCCGCACCGATGATGTTGTTCACCAGCACCGCCACGGCCTTGGCCGCATGCGGATTGTTGCGGACCAGATCGCGCATCCGGTCGCGCAAGAGCGCCCCGGCCACGCCAACCTCGGTGTCGGCGGAGGATCCGGGCGCACGCCAGCCTTCGGTCCGCCGCCCGCGCGCGGCGCCGTCATAGCCACGGGTCAGGGTTTCGAACGCCTGCCTGGCAAGAACGCGGCGGGTCGCAGCGTGCGGAGCCACCGTGGCAATCGCATGGTCAAACCAGTTCGCCGACATCAGCGATCTCCACGCGAGAAGCCCGCGAGCCCGGCAATCGGCAGCGGCTGTGTCGTCACCGCGATGGCGCGCTCGATGGTGCGAATACGCGCCAGCAGATCCTCGGCCGAGCCGTAATCGACGGATTTGCCGTCATAGCTGACCCGGGTCGTGCCGCTAGCGTAGGCACGGCGCAGCGCCGACAGCTCGGTTTCCGTCCAATCTGCCATGTTCAAAACCATCCTCCGCGCCGTCCGAGCCAGTCGGACCTGCGTTTGCCTTGCGACGTCTGCGCTTGCCTGTTGATCTGCCCTGCCGGATCTGCAGAGGCATCAGCGACCCCAAGCTGATCCTCGAGGTCACGCCATTTCTCGTCCGTCCAGCGATCCGCCCCGCGATCCAGGCGGCGGCGCGGGCATAGACACGGCAGTCCAACGCCTCGTTGCGCTCGCGCAGCTTCTGCCATTCCAGCCGGGCAAAGCCGCGTTTCGTGCGCACCGTCACCAGCTGTTCGGCCACGAACTGCTTCAGCCATTCATTTTCTACCCAATGCGGGAGGTGAACCGTGCCGGGTGAGAATTTCGCGCCGTCGGCACGTTCTTCGTCGGTCGGCCGTTCCAGCCGCAGGAAGCGATAGGTCTCGGCCTTGAAGGTCGAGACAGCCACGGTCCAGAGGCGCGCACCACGCCGCAGCCGCTTGCCGCCCTCGGTCGCATCCACATAGGTTGGCCCCGACACCGGGCTCGCCCGGTTGAACCCTTCCACGCCCTTTACTGGCGACACCTGTGCGAACCTTGAGCCCGCGACCAGCCATAGACCGCAGGGGCCTCGTAGCCAGTATCGATGGCAAGCCGCGCGATCTTCAGATGCGCGCCGCGTTCATGTGGCCACGTTCGACCGAGCAGTTCTGTCAGGTCGCCCCAAACCTGATGCCGGTCCGGCCCTCCCTCGATCACGATATGATCGACGAGCCAGCTTTCGAGCCCTCGGCCCCAGGCCCAGACGTCGACCTCGATCCGGTCCTTCTGCACATCGGCACCGGCGGTCAGGAACAGCCCGCCTGCTGGGACATTGCCCGGCTTCCAGCGTTCCCGCTGATCGCAAAGCCTCTGCCAGTCCGGTGCTTCGCCGGTCTCAACCCAGGTCTCGCCAAGGATCGTATTGCGGAATGCCTTGATCGCCTCGTCCGACCCTTGGGCGGCGTCCCAGGCCCGCACGATCCGTTCCCAACTCAGCCAACCAATGGGTGAATAGAGTGCCGAGAGGTGGTAGCCGACGGTATTCGGATCGGCCGCTGTGGCCGTCGCCCGCCATTCGCCAGCCTCCAGCATCGCCGTCTTGTGATGCTCCGCGATGGGCGTGTCGCAGCCTTCGCAGTGATAATCCGCTGTTTCCGGTTGTCCTTTTTCCCAGCGCAGCCGGTCGAATTTCAGCCACTGCATCGCGCCGCAATGTGGGCATGGCACAAAGAACCGCCGCTGGTCTGATGCCTCGTAGTCCCGTTCGATCCGGCTCATCCCCCGAATGGTCGGCGTCGAGACCAGGAACACCTTGCGTCGGTGAGCAAAGGTCAGCGACCGCGCTTCGGCCAGTGTGACCGGGTCGCCTTCCTCGTCGGCCGAGGCCGGATAGGCATCGACCTCGTCGAGGAAGATGTACCGCGCCGGGGTCGAGCGGAGACCTACCGCCGAGTTGGCCCCGGTCATGATCAGGATGCCGCCCGCAAATTCCTTGGACAGCATCGTGTTGCCCGCGTCGCGGGACCGCGCGGGCTTCACCCGCTCGCGCAGCTCCGGGCTTTCGTCGATCAGCGGATCAATCCGCTGCCTCGAGTTCCGTTTCGCCAGTTCCACCGTCGGCTGCACCGCGAGCATTGGCCCCGGCGCCTGGTGGATCGCGAAGCCGATCCAGTTGTTCCCGGCTTCGGTCGCGCCGACCTGCGCCGCCTTCATGAACACAATCCGCTGTGTCGGATCGCCCGGCGACAGCCGGTCCATGATCTCGCCCATGTAGGGCGTGCGGGCGGTGCGATACCGCCCGGGCTCGGCCGATGCGCGACCGGACAACATCCGGTGCCGATCCGCCCATTGCGAGACCGTCAGGTCCGGGTCCGGGGTGAGACCTTCGCACCAGGCGCGCAGGATCTCTGCCGCGCCATCGAAATCATCATCTGAGATCGGGTTTGACCTCGGCGAGATCGTCGAGCTGGGCACGGACATGTTTCTCCAGGACCTTTTGCATCTTGGCGGGTTCCACCCCCAGATCGGCCGCCATCAACGCCGCCGCCCGTGCGGGCCAGTTGACCCAGACGTCGCGCTCCTGCCGCGCCAATCGAAACACCAGGGACAGCGCGCGGGCGCGGTCGATCAACTCGCCTTTCAGTTTTTGCAGCCGCAGGCGGCGCTCTTGCGCCTTCAGCACCTCGTTGGCCGTCTTGGCCTGCAGGAACGTGGTGCCACCACCTACCGGCGGGTCAGACATTCCGTTCGTCGCTCCGGACGCGCCACTGGCGCCTCCGGTTTCGCTGATGCGAAACCGCTCCTCACCCCGCAGCGTTTCGTGCACAGCCGCGACCGCGGCCTCAGGGACAGGCTTGAGCTTCGGCTTCGGTGCCTTGCGGGTCTTCGACGGGTCGGTTGCCTGCGCACGCAGCGCGTCGCTGCCCTCCGCGTCGATACTGCCATCGGAATGCAGAACCAGCCGTCCCGTCGCCTTGGCCTTTTGAACTGCACCGCGCGACAGGCCGATGCGGGCAGCGTATTGGCGCTCGCTCAGACCCTCCATGTCGCGCCCCTTAGATCGGGTAGCGGAACCAGGCTGTGACTGTTCCACCATTTGTATCGACGCCGCCCGTCACCGTCCGGAAACCGACAACATCGCCAGCGGCGAAGGCGACCGGCGTTTGGGCAAAATCGGCGAACGCCCGGTCCCCGGACGTGATCTCGACGCTGCGGCCAGCGCTTGCGCCGTTCTGGCGGACCTCAACCTCGGCTGGACCTGTCCCCTCGATGACCAGACCGACCGCGAACAGCTCGCAATCGAAGGGCACGAACACGCCGACGCCCGAGGGCGACTCGTTGCCGTTTCCGAAAGACCACTCGAAGACACCGCTGCTGAGATCGGCCCCTTCCTCGGCCCAGATGCAGAACACGCCGTAGCGCGGAGCCGCCGCTGGGATATGATGCCCCGTCACAGAAGGTCCCGGTGGCGATCAGCTTGGCGATCTGATGCTGCGCCGCGCGCGCATAGCAGAAGGCGCTGCCTTCATATGTGACGCAGGTGCCGCGATTGACCTGATGGGCTGGCGCGTCAGGGGTGTTGGGGATCGTATCGGCGAAGTGCACAAGCACCGCTTGATTGGTTTCGGCCTCGACCATCAGAGGGCCCTGGCCGATTTCCTGCCAGTCCGATGTCAGCTGGTACCGGCGTGTCGGCATGATCAAGGATCCCCTGATAAAGCACTGATATTGCTTCGATTAAACTGGATAAGCACCGGCGACAGAGCGAAGCTGCTTACAACGAAACGATGCACCCGAAGGAGCGAACCCAATGACCCGCCTGAACCCGCAGACAACGCCCCGCCACGAGCTTCGCGCCGAGAAGGCGCGTCGCAACAAAGAGGCGGCTGTGAACGCCTTCATCGGCAAGAAGGCCTGTGTGGATGCCGCCCGGTTTGCAAGGAAAATCGTGAACCCTCGCGCGTGTGATCGAGTGCGTGCTTGTGTCAGGCCTTTGTCGTGCGGCTTGCCAAGCGCCGCTGGCCGGTATGGTGATCTGCGGATCGGACCCAAATCTGAGATTCGAGCGCGAAGCTCTGGCCTTCTTCCTGGTTTTTCCGACCCCGATCTTCTCGATCGATTTGCCCGTACGGGTCCCTGCCTTCCTCACAACGCCCGGCGTCGAGGCTCTTCTCGGCCGGGTTTCAGGGTCACGCCATTTGTGGCGATGTGACCGAATGACCGCTGTAGTCCTCGCCCTTCGTCAGCATGGCCCAGATGCCACGTGCCATCTTGTTGGCCAGCGCCACCGCCACAAGCATGCGTGGTTTGCGCGCCAACATCCGCGCCAGCCACGAGCCTTCGGGCAGGCGTTTTCTTGTTGCCCCGTACACAACCGACATTGCGCCAACGATCAGCAGTCTGCGGATGTCGCGCTGTCCCATCTTCGACATCTTCCCCAGCCGCTGTTTGCCCCCCGTCGACTTTTGCAGCGGCACCAGGCCGAGCCAGGCCGCAAAGTCGCGACCGCGCCGGAAGCTCTCCATCGGTGGCGCAAAGGCTTCGATCGCGAGCGACAGGATTGGGCCGACCC